TATTTTTTCTTGTGTAAGTTTTAATTGATATTTAAGCTCTTGTAAACTATTTTTATTTTCACTTACCTTATCTTTTAGTAAATTATTCATAGCTGAGAATATTTTTATATCTAAAAGATCTTCTATGATCTCTCTTCGTTGAGGACCACTAAGTTGCATGAAAGGAATAAAGCTACTACTACCAAGTATAACTATTTGTGTAAATGACTTATAATTTAACTTAAGAATGTTCTGCTCAAGATGTTCTTGATAATCTCTACTATCACCAGTTTGGTTTATCATCTTACCATCTACATATATTTCAAATGGTTGTGATCCCCATAACTTAATACTTCTATGAACTTTGTATTGTTTTTTACCTATCTTGAATTCAACCTCTATACTTGTACCTTTTTGATTAACACTGTTCACAAGTTGTTTTTTATTAACCTTTCTAAATGGTCTACTAAACAACACATAACAAAGTGCATCAAGTATAGTCGATTTACCTGATCCATTCTCTCCTACTATTAATGTATTAGGTGATCTATTGAGATCAACTTCAGTCCATACATTACCAGTGGATAATAGATTTTTCCATCTTATTTTTTGAAATGTCAGCAAGGCTCACTCTTAAATTAAACATCAATATATAATGCCTGATTATACAACGAACTAATGACTGAGGTCAACTGTTTTTTATCAACATTTGCATCTAGACCATCAATATACTTTCTAAGTATAGTCATTGTGTCTTCAGCTTCGTTTATTAATTCTTCTTCATCAGTTTGATCCATATGTTTGTGATCATCAACTATAGTTAAGTTTTCTGGATTAGATTTATATACTTTATCTAAAAATAAATCAAACCAATATGGATTTGTCTTTTGTATTGTTATAACTTTGACATAAGCTCCTTGCAGTGACTCAAAGTCAAAGTTTGTTATTTCTTCTAATGTTTTATCTTTATCGTTGTAAAATATTTTGTAATGCATCTTATATGGATTAACTATTCTTACAAGATCCCTAGTGTTTGTATCCAAGATATGAAAGCCTTTTGGATCATTGTAATCGCTCCAAGTAAGCTCGTATGGTGTACCCAGATAATGAACATTAGATTTATTAGACTTAGTATGAAAGTGACCAGAACACACAAGTTCAAAGTCATCAAAAATTTTTTGTTGTAATCCATGTTCGTTCACCATATCCTTATTCATATGAAACCCAGCTATCTCTAAATGACCAAGAAGGATCTGAGCTCTTGTATTTTTAATGTGTTGTAATGACGAGTTGTAATTTGAATTATTTATCCAAGGCATAAAACATATATCAGTTCCATCAAAGTTTACAGTTGCTGGTTCACTATAAAACTTTGGATAATGATTTCCATCATTGGATCCAAACAACTCATTCATACTGTTAACAACATTAGTATTTCTATACGGTACATCATGGTTTCCAATAATAACATGGAAGTCTATACCCATTTGTTTTAACTTAAAGATGAAGTCAGTTTTAAGGCGATTAAGAATAACGTAATTGATAAACTTGCGCCTATCAACGATATCTCCAAGATGGATGACCGTTTTAATCCCGTGCTTTTCCAAATAGGGAAAGAAAATATTATCATAAAACTTGTGAAAGTACTCCAAAAAAGCCAAACTATCATTTCTTGCTCCCCAATGTGTATCTGTTATCAATGCTATTTTCATAATCTAATCATACCTTGTAAAATATTATAGTCAACAATTTTTATTAAAAGTCATAACAAATTCCTTTTCTTTCCCAATCACCATATCTAGTTGGTTCTAATCCTTTTGGTCCTCCAAGTTCTTTTGGTTTTTTTGGCTCATCAGAAAACTGACCTAATGTTTGTTCTTTAGTTAAAGGTTTTTTCCACTGTTCCTTTGACATATAATACCTCTCTATTTTTTAAGTGTTCTTCTTTTATTCTTGGTAACCACCAACGTGTTTCCATTTACTTACAATATATTCTTTCAAGTCATCATAACCACCAATATGTTCAGCTTGTTCATTCCAAATTTGTGGAACTGTTTTAAATCCATTCTTTTTCAAACTCTCTACAACATACTTATTATCAGTAGTACAGTGTTCTTCATAGTCTATATTATAGTTATCCATTAATTTTTTTGCTTTTGTACAATATATACAATTTGGTCCAGTTACTATTTTATATTTTTCTTTTTTTTTATAATATTTTTCTAAATCCATTATTTCCTCATTGTTACTCTATTACCTCTTAATGCAAAAAATAATCCACCACAATACATCATTACATGAAAATTATCATACAATAAAACATCTATAAAGCTATCAGGTTCTTGCATTAATATAACTCCAGTCATTATTCCACAAATAACTATTCCACAAAATCTTGTAATTAATCCACCATAACTATTTAATGATTTTGTTACCAATAATCCTCCAACCAATAAACCTATACCTGCAAACATTTCTCCATATGCTACAAAAAACCAAACAGTCATTGGTAAACCATAAGCCTCTGCTTCAGTTGGATCTAGTGGTAGTTTAGATAATCCTTGAAGTATAAAAACTATTGCAAGAGGTATTCTTATAAGAAAGTTAGCACTAGTGAAATCTGGTATCTTTTTTAAATATTTACCTGGTGCTATCATACTTTTCTTTTCTTAATCTTTCTTCTTTTTTTCTTTTCGAAATCATCAATAAACCTACCCATATATTCTTGTGTCCATTCACTAACCTTTATTTCATCTTTAAAATTTTGTGAAGTATCATGAGCTTGTTTATCTACAGTTGTATCAAATAAATTAACATTTTCAGATAGTTTAAATTTTACAAATAAATTTTTCTTTTCTTTTTGGATCCTTCTTAAGAATGCAAAGTAAATAATTTGTGTAAAGTATGCAAATGGATTTTTAGATTTTTCTGGATTAAAATTATCAATATATTGAAGACAGTTTTCTATACCATCACTTATCATTTCTTCTTTAAATGTATAATTAACAAAGTTTGGTTTTCTTGCTAAGTGAGTTGCAATCTTCATAATACATTCACCTACATATGTTGGAACTATTGGTCTTTCAAGTTCTTTGTTTGTTGCTTCTTCAACTAATGCTCTATACTTAATCATTGCAGCTAAGAAGTCTTTATTATTAACGTATTGTTGTTTAGCTCTTCTACCCATAATATAACTGTACCCTATATTTTTTTTAAGTCAACTGTTGACTTTTTTAATTCTTGATGTAAAATCGGATATGTAGCCGGCAGGGAAGGATAGGGACTAGTGGATAGTAGTCTCATCATCTTTATTTAATCCTTCCATAATATCATCTAATCTATTCTCTTCATCTCTATCCATTAACTTATCCATCAACTCTTGTATCTTTTGCTCACTCACATTTTCCATCTCAGTTGATACTGTATCTTTTAAACTTTGTCCTGTGATAGCAACACTTCCATCATCTGCATAGTTACCTTTACTTTTATGATTTTTAATTTTCTCATTTGTTTTATTATAATAAGCTAATAATGATCTATGACAGTTTATTATAGTAACTACATGCTTCTTATTTAAAGGAATAACTTGATCAAACTCCCATGGTACCCATTTAATTAAAGCCATACCTAAATGTGTTGGACTTTGTATCAAAGATATTTTTTGAGGATTTTTTATTTTAAGTTCACTTGTTTTTAAACTATCAAGTTTAACAATACAAATAATGTCCTCTCCTGTAGATAATTTTAGCATCTTAATAGACTCAGTCATTTTATCTCCTTATTGTAAAGTTTATAATCAAATCGTTCACTAATATATAATTTAACTCTTTCTGAGAAATGTTTCAACGTATAATTTATATGACTCTTATAAGATAAGTCATCACTTATATCTATCAATCTTGCTTTTTCTTTTGTTTCTGATTTACGGAGCCCTCTTCCGATACTTTGGAGGTTGCGAATTTTTGACTTAGACGGCGAAGCAAAGATGATATTGTGGAGATTACGGATGTTAACACCTGTACTAAAAGTGCCAAAACTTGCGACAATAATTGCATTATTTTCAGTCTCTGTGATTGCTCTAATCTGTTCTCTAGTTTCGGCATCTGTTCCTCCATATACAAAAAATAATTTTCTGTCTTTTTCTTTAATTGTTGATATCATATCGTGAATAGTTTTACCATGACTAATTATTCTGAATAAAACTAATGTGTTACCTTTTTGTAAAACAGTAGCTTTACTTATAAATTTATTTCTTGGTTCATAATTAGTTAAGAAATCAATCTCTCTTTGATAATCAAAATCTTTAGCTAACTTTTTAATCTCATTACTATATTTTAATGTGATACATTGTATTTTAAACTCAGCTAGATGTTTCTGATCTATAAGGTTTTTCGTGGTTACAGTCTGATATACAGGGCCAAATAACCCTTCGAGTACTAACTTGTGGGTCTGAGACCCATCTAATGTACCTGTAAATCCAAATCTATATTTTGTATTC